TAACGTATCAGAGATAGATTTTCCGGAGATCCGGCAAAATCTTAAAGAGTTTCTAAGTTCTCAAGAAACACTACAGGATTATGATTTCGAAGGATCGGCGATTTCTACAATCATCGATATGTTATCTTATGTCACGCACTATAATGCGATAAACGCAAATATTGGTATAAACGAAACCTTTCTCGACACTGCACAGTTTCGTGGATCAGTTGTCGGTCACGCTCGTCAACTTGGTTATACACCAAGATCATCGAGTGCTGCTGGTGCTGTAATCAATATCAGTGTCAACAACGTTCCGGCAGGTGAAACTCTTGTTATCCCACGCGGTCACGAGTTTCGCACAAAGATTGATAACATTAGTTATTCGTTCGTGACGTTAGAAGAATTCACTTCATCCAATGGAACGTTTGAAAATATACCGATTAGTCAAGTAAGTCTTAAGAACGTTGAATACGTGTTTGACACTCAGTCTTCGGAAAAGTATCTCATACCCGATGAGAATGCGGATACATCTACTCTACTGGTTAGAGTATTCGACTCAACCGGTTCCTCTACGTCAAGACCGTTTGTTCCAGCAAGATCACTGACAACGATTGAGAGTGACTCTGATGTGTATTATCTCTCAGAGAATCCGGATGGTTTGTTTGAGATCACATTTGGCGATGGAGTCTTGGGTTCGAGTCTCGAGAACGGTAACGTCATAAGTATTGAGTACGGTACCACAAAGAAGGCGGCCACGAATGGCGCGACCATTTTTACTTCGGTCGATTCGATTTCTGGATTCAGTAACATATCAATCAATACCGTCAGTTCCGCACGAGGCGGCGCTGAGAGAGAATCACTCGACTCAATAAAGTTTCTTGCGCCGAGATCTTTTGCCGCTCAGAATCGAGCAGTGACTTCAAGGGACTATGAAACTATTATACGAGAGGACTTTACGAATCTTAGATCCGTGAAGGCATGGGGCGGAGAAGAAAACGAACCTCCTGCGTACGGCAAAGTTTTTATCTCGGTGAATCCAAAGAACACCGAATTCCTTACGAACGAGGAGAAGGAATTCATAAGGGATTCGATCATCGCACCAAAGAGTGTCGTGACGATTGAACCAGAGATTATTGACCCAGTGTTTCTTTATATAACATTTGAGGTCTTTTTCAAGTACGATCCGTCTCTTACAAATCTTTCTCTTACTGCTCTTGAGAACAAGGTTACGGACAACATTCGTAATTATAGTGAAACCGAACTGAACGAGTTTGATTCGGTGTTTAGATACTCGAATTTCTTGCGTACTGTTGATGAATCGGACGAGTCGATCATCAACTCGTTTTCTCGAGTCTATATCTCAAGAAGATTCGTTCCGACTCTCTTTGAAAAACGTACGTATGATCTTAACTACTCGGTCGATCTTTTCGAGAGTTTTGGTACAAGACCGGTGATTCGTTCGTCGAGTAGATTTACTATTGATGGGGTTGATAACTGCGAGTTCACTGATGTACTTACTCCAGAAGGAACGCGCGAGGTCATTGCAGTCACGGGCACCGAGGGCAGTAAGACGGTAGTTAAAAGAGGAATTGGCACGATCGAAAAGAATAGAATTATTCTTACCGATTTTGTTCCAACTGACTTTGAAGGAAGTATGGTATCAATCGAGGCGATTCCAAACTCTTACGATATCGCCGGTGCGTTTAATACGATTCTTACGGTCGACTGTCGCTGCGATAGATTCAGTGTCGAGGGTTACATCGACACCATCATAACCGGTGAGGACGACTCCGGTGCGAACTACAGAACGTTTGATAAGAACGAATAATAATAATAATGTCTGATATCAACTCAGAAATTAGTCCTCACGTCGATACACTTATCGACACGTTTGTTCCTGATCATGTTCGGGCAAACTATCCCGAACTTATTAAGTTCATACGAGTGTATCTTAACTTTCTTGAGACTCAGAATCAATCCGCGTACTTTCAGAACACTTTACCGGAACAAAGATTTCTTGAGACTCAGCAGGAGCAGTTTCTTAAAAGAATAGAAAAAGAGATCGGACTCTTTGTTCCTCGAAGATACGAGGCGGATCCTAAGTTATTTTATAATAAGATATCAGAGATTTGGCGTTCAAGAGGTTCTACAGAATCGATTAAGGCCTTCTTTAGAATCTTTTTTGATGAACCGGTAGAGATTACTTTTCCAAACGAAAGAGTTCTTATACCCTCGAACTCACTTTGGTATCAAGAATCGTTCATCACTATCGATTCACAAGGTGGTTTTACTCCATCGATGGACAACATCGAGGTGTATCGACTCTTTAGAGGAATTGAAACTCTTGTTGATGCGACAAGATTCGTCGAGATCGTTCCCGGTACGTTCCGTGTATATTCAGAGAAGGATCTTTTTGAAAACGTAGATGTTGGCGATGAGTACGTCATAAGAGACAAGGTTACCGGTAATCTTATATGCATCGGCGAGGTTGTTTTATCACCAACCGATGTTTCTGTAACCGATCCCGGCAGCAGTTGGAGAATAGGACAGGTCGTTAGATTTCCGGGAACAATTCGAGACACGCTAATTCGTGTTGACAGCGTTGATGCAGACGGTGGAATCAACGATCTCACAATTGTCGAGTACGGTTACGAACACTCTGCATCACCAACATTGGTTGTTTCTCCGTTTCCGGTCAGACCCACGGGTACTGGATTCAACATTACACAGGAGGATCTTCCTGGCGGCGGAAGCAGGTTTACTCTCATTATTTCATCAGAAAACCTTGTGGTCTCTGATGAAGTCGAGGGTTCAACAGTACCGGGTACTTATTTTCTAGAGAATTACGTCGAGGACCAATCATATACTGGTAAGAAAGAATTCGTTACCACTAGTTCAGTTATAACAGAAGTTGAAGAACCATTTAGATATCAAGAAAGTGATATTACTCTTGATGAGTGGCTTGATTCTCGTGCAACGATCACAATGAGTTTTGCAACACGAGCAAGACTTGAGGGAGAGTGGCGCGACCTGACAAGTATCATATCTGAGGACTTTACTCGGATACAGGATAGTTTCTTTTATCAGACATATTCGTATGAGATCAATACAGAGATCGATCCCTCTGATTATCGATATCTCGTTCCAGAGTTCAATGTCGCTGGTCAAAAACCGTTCTTTAATTATGAGGATTCGGTAGAATTTGATACTTTTGTTGTTGATGTGTCGTTCACTCTACCATTTATAGAGATCGACTTTATCGACTTTATTAATGTGGCGGATCCAATCGTTAAGAGCGTCACAAAACAAGAGATAGACGTCGCAGAAGTCTTTGAGAAGATCTTTAATAATCTGAATAAGAAACTGGTCGACACAATCATATTGAGTGACACGCCGGTTCTTAATCCTACGAAGGTTCAGAGTGATGATGTAACAACGAATGAAGAACTTACTCAAAAGAGTGTTGAAAAGAACGTTACTAGTGGTGACTATTTTGCAGAATCATATGTAAATACACAACAAATATATACCGTTACAATTACACGAACCGCTATACAAGATTCAGACTTTGCAGAGGTCTTAAAATATCTCGAGGATAGTCTTGAAGGTACAATTGATTCCGCAGAGATTTCATTAAATGGATCTTTGGTCACCACAACGTAATATATAGAACTGTAGAATTTATAACAGGATATTGGAAAGAAAATGATTAATGATAACATTAAGCCCACTGGTACACTCGATGTTGTACTTAAGAAGGCTGATGGAACCGTAAAGGAAAAACATCAGTTTAAGAACATCGTAGTGACAACGGGTAAAGAATTCATTGCTCGAAGAATGGTCGACGATGCCGAACCTCTCATGTCTGACATGGCGATCGGTGACTCAAACGCAAATTTGGATGTTTCGAACACTGCACTCGAGAGTCAACTCGCCGAGGTTGCACTCGATAGTTCGAACGTAACAAATAACGTTGTCACATACGTTGCTGAGTTCAGTGCCGGAGTAGGAACGGGAGCAATCGTCGAGGCTGGTATCTTTAACGGAGAGTCGGATGACATCATGCTTTGTCGGACAACTTTTCCGGTTATCAACAAGGAAGCCGACGACATTCTTACTATCAATTGGAACGTGACGATTAACTAAAATGTCAACCATCAGATCCGACTTCTTCAATAGTCTCGTAAATCAGGCGTACGAGGATATCTTTTTCCAAAGGAGTAACTATTACTTCTTTCTAGGAAAGATCAATCCTTGGAACGACGAGGACGAGCCCGAGTTGGACACGTTCCCTCGAACGACTGAGTACGATCGGCAGATCCGTGACAATATTCTATATCTGAATAAAATTAGACCGGTGAACGCGTCGATCGTTACTCGCAGAATTATTTGGGAGTCGGGTAAGACGTTTGATTTTTGGGATCACACGCTGAACATGGAAGGAAAGGATTTCTACTGTGTCACGTCGGATCTCGGTGTGTATAAGTGTCTTTACAACGGCGGAGGAGTACCATCGACGGTCGAACCGAGTGTACGTTCGACGCAACCGTTTACGACATCCGACGGGTACTTGTGGAAGTACATGTACACGATCGCTAGCATTAAAGCGTCTAAGTTTTTATATGGTACCAAGATGCCTGTACAGAAAGCACTTGCCGATACGTTTTATAATAACGGTGCGATCGAAGATGTGAGTGTAATCTCGGGTGGTGTTGGATACACAACTGATCAACAAACAACGATTCAGATATCTGATACGACAACGGGTTTTGGTGCAGAAGCAGAAATCGTTTCTGTCGGGCCAAATGGTGAGATCACAGAGATTGACATCATTCCCGATGTTGTTGATTCCGGTGATCTTGATTCGGACTCTGAACTCATTGAATCGGATGGTATTATAGAGTCAACTGGTGAAGATTATTTTGCTGGAGCAAGAGTTGAGATTTCATCGTCTACTGGTATCGGCGCGACCGTTGAACCGATTATCGTTGAAGGAAGAATCATTGGATTTAATATTATAGACGGTGGTGGTGGTTACCAAACAACAGATAACGTAAACATTACCGTGGGTGGAGCAGAACTTGTTCCAGTCATATCACAATCCGATGGATCAATTCTTGAAGTAAGAACTATTGACGAGGGTGTTGGATACGCGAGTGATCCTACTCTTACTTTGATACCAACGGACGTGGGAACCGGACTCTATGGAAATCCGAGCGCGGTCATAAACGCGCACGTATTTGAAGGTTCAATCGTTAACACAACGATCGAGGATCCCGGCAAGGATTACTTTGCAGATAATGAAACTACCATCACGATATCTGGTGATGGTGAGGGCGCATCTGCTGTTCCAATTGTCGATCCTGATTCGGGTAAAGTTGTTCAGGTGATAGTTGATTCGGGTGGAAGCGGATACACTTCAGCAGTCCTTAAGGTAGACGGCGCAGGAACAGGCGCTGAGATAGAAGCCGTAATCGGTGGATCGGACATCTCGGGATTTCAATCAATCATTGAACAGACCGCCGTCGAGGGTGCCATCTACTCGATCAATGTTACGAATCCGGGAGAGGGTTATTCTACTAACACGGTGATTACGATAGAGGGCGATGGCGAGGGTGCCGAGGCCGAGGCCGTAATTGATGAAGGTGAGATCAAAGAGATTGTAATGACGTCTTATGGTTCAGATTACTCCTATGCTAACGTTATTATAAACGATCCTACACGAAACGCACCGGCTGGTCAATTTGTTGACGCTGAATCATACGCGATTCTTCCTCCAATCAACGGTCACGGATTCAATGCAGTAACAGAACTGTTCGGTCAGACTCTTGCAATTTATTCCACTATTCGTTATACAACTCTTCTTGACCTTATTGATCAAGACTATCGTCAATATGGAATCATTCAGAACCCTCGTACACTTACAGGAAATCGTAAACTCTCTCAAGAGTCATCTCTTACTGATTTTGAACTTCAATTTGATACCACCGATGGTATTGAAATCGATGAGATCCTTATAAATAATAGTGTTAGGTACAGAGTGGTTGATATTGACGGAAAAACGATTAGATTGCAACAGTTATCAACTGTTTATAAAATTCCTACAAATATATTTTTTAGAGAAAGTGATCCATCGCAGACTTATAGCCTGATAAATGTTTTTAGTGCTCCTGTGGTGAACAAGTATTCCGGTAATCTCTTGTACACCACGAACCGTGGGCTTTTTGAACCGGCTGACGATCTCTCTTTTACTGTCAGAACATATTTGGAATTTAAGACCTCTTCATAATTAAGGATTAGGGAATGGACATAGACTTAAATCGCGAGCCGTACTACGATGACTACGACCCGGAAAAAGGATACTATAAGATCCTCTTTCGGCCGGGG